CGGAGCGGGGCCGAGGCTGCCCGAGATGCCGTTAGCGCCGGGGTGATACCCCGGAGGCACCAACTGGCGGCTTCCGCCAAGCAGGCTGTGAATCAGTCCGGCAAGACCTGCGAGACCGCCGACCGGCGCAAGGTGGCCCGAAAGCTGCTGGGCGAAAGGAGATGCTTGGGCGGGCAGATTGAACGGCTGCCCGTGGAAGGCGGGCGTGCCCATGAGTGCTGACAAAGGAACTGACTCCTACGACTTGAGGGTGAGGGTGCCGTTTCGGTTCAGGACGTAGCTGAGCCCCGTTCCGTCATCCCGTAGCGTCCACGTCTTGCCGGTGCGGACTGGGGTGTACTTCTCGCCTGAAGGGCCGACGTATTTGCCCGACCTGGCGTTGTAGTGCAGGGCGAAGCCCTGGTACTGCGGCAGGCCAGAGTCAGTCGCTTCCGCCTGTTGGATGCCTTGCGTGAGCTGGCCTTGCTCGTTTTGCTGTGCGGTCGTGTAGTTCTGCTGGTAGCCCGCGAGGGCGCTCAGGAGCTTCACCAGAGCCTGCTGCTGCGCGCCCTCGTACGAGTGCTCCTGGTTTCCGGATTGGTAGGCGTCTTCACCAGAGGACAGGGCGCCGCGCGCCGCGAGGTTATTGCGGAGGGCTTGCACGGCCTGGTTTTCCTGGCGCTGCATCTCGGCCTCGGTCGAGAACTGATTGTTGGCAGCCAGGCCGGTTGTGGCGGGGTCGATATCAGCCTGCAACATCTTCAGCGCGTCGGGCGACAGGCCGAGCTGTCCCGCTTCTGCCGCGAAGTTGGGGATGGAGCCGAACTGGACGAGCGCCTGATTCGTGGCCGCGCGGCGCTGCGAGGCATCAGCGATGCCCTGCGCGGAGATGTTCTGCTTGATCGCCTGGAAGGCAGGATCGCTGTTGATGATCGACTGGTAATCAGGCGCGTAGTTGGCGATCTTCGGGCCTTTGAACGCCCTGGCGATCCTGCCGCCCGTTCCGCCTCCTGGCACGCTCAATGGCTCGGACTCCTATGTGTTACGATGGACACTGGCGCCTCGGGGGTGTAGTGGATTTCATGGTCCCTCCAGCTTCTCGGGGCGCCTTTACGCATATCTGGTCCGCACGAATATCGGCACGGAACCAGCGGCGGTAGACACGGCAGGAGGTCCCGTTAGACTTGAAGCGTAGGCAGACAGCGCGTAGGTGTGATTACCGACCGATGGAGTTATCTTCACCTGTGCGTAGAGGGGGACCTGTAAGTTGTTATTGGCAAGAGCCGTGGTTACGGGAGTCTGAACAACCCCCAAAGCCGCGACCGTAGATACGCCATCCATTAGAGCCAGGGTTGTACTGCCCCCGGCAACATTGGGAGGGACAACAGTGGGCGCAAACACTTCTACATAGATTGGAACGCCCGTATAGGCGGCGGTTACTCCGGCGTTTACCGCCGTGGGCGACGCCGGATTGGTGCTGGCAATCACCACAGTGCCACTGGTTTGACTGTACGCGATCTCGCCCTGCGCGGGCCACGTAGACCACGTGCCAGGCGAGCCGTTCGCCGTGCAGATGTAAACATGGCCGTCGTGGCTGACCACGAAGTCGCCCGCCACGTACGTTCCCGAGGCAGGAGCGCCAGAGGCCGTGCCGCCCACGTAGCGAGTAGGAGCATTCGCGGACGTACCGACGCCGGAAGCAACCACAGTGGACGCGTTCAACGACTGGACGGGGACAGAGTTCTGAGCCGAGTGCTGCAACATGTAGTCGAGGAACTCGGACGGCAGGTTCATCGGGTCGCTCAGGACAGCGCGAATCTCGTCCGCAAGATCCACTACAAGGCCCCAATCTCGATCGGCGAGAAGTCGCCTTCCAGCGTGACCAACTTGGCGCTCGCGTACGGCCCGGTGACTGCATATTTCAGGCCGAGCATCTGCGAGTGTGTGGCTCCGCCCTGGGTCGGGCTGAAGCTACGACGAACGCGCGACACCTTGGTAGTCGCCGGTAGAGACAGTCCCGCCTGCGCATACGAGCCGGTCGGGTCGGTGCAGTAGCTCAGCGTGGCCGTGGGATTGTCGCTGGCCGCGTCGCGCAAGTCGTAATCGACGTAGCCGAAGCGCCACTTCTGCTTGCCCATCGACTCGATCCAGCGGCGATGCAGGCGGTCGAAGCCCCGAAACATTCCGGTCTCTATGATCGGGGTGGGGTTCGTGCCGTCAGCGTCCCGCTTTACTGTCGCAGAGGGCGACCAGAGCGATGACAGTTCCACGACGCGACCGGCGTTGAACTCGCCCATGTACAGCTTCTCTTGCTGCTGATCCGAAGTCCGGGCAAAGCTCGAGCCGTGAATGTTGCTGAAGCGCCACATCGTCTGACTGTTGAGGGAGAGACACAGACAGTCGAGCAAGATCCCTGAGCCGTTGTTGACGCAGATGATGTAGTGGTCGCGGTAGATGCCGGCCGCGATACGCCACGATGTCGAGTCGTATCCGACCATGAGCGACTGCCAGTAGGTCTTCATCTGGGCGCTGGCCGTGAGATCGACCATCGTTGCTCCGTCCGACATGTGGATGCCCTGCGACGACGCCCAGACGATGCGGTTGTTCCAGTAGGCGATCGTGAACGGGTCGATGCAGCCGACGTTCGGCAGGAACGGTTCGAGAACCATGTCGGAACCCGGAGGGGGAGTGGTTCCCCGCAGCCGCTCTACAGAGTCGTTGTGAAAGATCAGGATGGAGTTCAGGGTTGCGCCCAGGCCCTTTACGGCGCCAGTGGTATCCCAATACCCAAAGGTCAAATCCCAGGTGGTCGGGTCTCCCGCAGCGCTGAACCAGACCCGGTTCTGGTTCGTCCCATCATTGGCGAGCACCAGGCGGTCCTTGTAGACCGTCGCGCGACCGCCCTTCGGATACGAGCCGCCAGTGAGGACGGATACGGTGGTGCCGTCGTATTTTCCCACACCGCCGCCGGCCATGTTGCCGGGGAAGATCAGGAAGTTGCGATGAAACACGGGCGGCGAAAACGCCTGGGTGATGCCAGAGGCAATCGAGGCGCCCGTCAGGACGTTCCAGATGTTGGTCGAGTCGTGGGCAACAACCTGCGCCCCGGCCGAGAAGGGCGCATAGGAGACATCGAGAATTTGGGTTGCCCCGGACATGACTGGGCCTGCGTACGTCCAGCCGCCCCGGCCGCCAGTGACGGCCTGGATCTCGTCGGGGATGAAGTCCACCATGTTGTACGCCGAGCCGCCGGGAAGTTCCGTGCGGTCCACATCACGCCGCATCCCATTCGTGAAAACGGACGCTAGTGGGAAAGGATGCGGCATTACGAGACTCTCACCGGAATGACGCCCAGGGACTTGTTCCCCCACTGCGTATTGGCCGGCGTCCCGTCGTTAGTCCAGAAGGCTATGCTGACCACGTGGCCGGCAGTCCAGCCGGTGACTAGCTGATTGACGGGAGAGATAGTGGCGAAGTTTCCGGCTCCGCCAGTGCTGTCCGCGTTGCCTGAACCAACTTGTGCGGCTGCGGTGGCGTCCCAGCCGGTAACCTGCAACAGGACGTTTCCGCTGGAGCTTGTCCCCTGCGCGGAGTACGTCAGCAGGTAATCGCCCGCTCGGGCGAGCGTGATTCTTAGCGCGGTGTCAAGCTCCTGGAAGGTGCTGCCTGCCGACTGGGCGGTGTTGGTGGAGCGATAGGCCGTAAGCGGTGCGCCGCCGACGAACTCCCACTTGAAGGCTGAGGCCGAGCCCGCGTTGTAGCGGAACTGCCAGCTCCCGTTACCGACTCCGGTGGCGAGCCAGATATCGCCGTCTCTAGGCGCCGAAGGTGGCCCAGCGCTGAGCGCGCTCGTGCTTGCCTGCCTGACGGCAGTGACGTTCGTGTTCCCGCCGCCATCGCCAAATCCAGCGCTGTTCAGAAAGACGTTTGGACCATGAGAGGCGCGGTCCAGGTTCGTGAAGTTGATCCCAACCTGAGAGTTGCCGCCCGTCCCGGCGATCGTGTTCCCGCAGACGTTGACCAGGCTTACTTTCCCGGTCGCTGACGGGGCAATAGCGATCGTGGCCGTCAGGTTTGAGTTGCCGAGTGTCTCGAACTCGCAGCCGGTGATTGTGAGGTTCTGGAACGTGCCGGTATGGGCCACGCCGATGTGCTCGAGAATGACGCCCCAGGTGCAGTTCTCGATGCTGGAGTTGCACAACTGAAAGTCGCTGGTGTTGATGCCGTCCTGCAACTCCAGGGCGATGCCCCTGTTCAGAGTCGCCGTGCCGCGAGTGTTGACCTTGAGGTTGTAGCCCTTGAAGCCGCCGCCAGAAAGCCACTCGATCGCCGTGTCGCCGTTGTTGACCGGGCCGGCGTAGAAGTTGCCTGAGACCATCATGTCTCCGCCGTCAACCGAGTCCACGTTCTGTATGCGCAGTCCGATTGAGGCGAAGTCGTACAGGAAGCACGAAGGGTCCATCGTCCACTCTTTGCCCGCCTGGTGGTCGATGTTGTAGAAGAAGCCGCGCACGCACAGGTCGGGGCCGTAGTGGGTTCTGTCGCCTCCGCCCGATACGACCTTGATTCCTGCCCCTGCGGTCGGTGCCGTGGCGTGGACGTTCTGAATCGCCATGTCCCTGAACTTGCAGCGGTGCGCCGAAACGGTGAACGCAACGCCCGTGGCGCTGTCCATCGTGATGAGCGTTCCGAAGTTCGTCCAGGCCGCGTCCGCGCCGCCCGTTCCCTGGAGCGTGATCCCCTTGGAGATCGTGAGGCCGGTGATCTTGTACGTCCCCTGGCGAAACCTGACCACGCCTCCGGCGGGGCAGGCGTTGATCGCGGCCTGAATCGCGGCCGTATCGTCTGTGACGCCATCGCCCTTCGCGCCATACGCGGGGTCCATAACGTCGTACACCGCATAGGACGAGAAGATGCCGTTCTCGATAGGATTCAGGTTCGTGGGGCCGAGCTTCGTTACACCGTCAACCCACGTTCTGGGCGTGTAGGGCATCTAGGCGGGACTCACAGGAGTAAGGGTCAACGGGGCGGCAGGATCGAGTACCGTGAGGCCGAGACCGATCTCTCCGCAAGGCAGGCTTTCGCTGCAAGGCAGGCCCTCGCTGCAAATAACAGCGTCCGACTGAGAGACAGGGGCGGCGACAGCGGTAAGCGTTCCGGGAGTGACTGGCGTAAGGGTCAGCGGCATCTAGCCTCCATACATGGAGCCGACATCGACTCCGGGGTTGGCGACGTAGATGCGACGAGAGCGCGGAGGTATTTGCACGCCTGCGAGGTGTTTTCCGCCTTTGCGGCGCAGGTCTTTCTTCATCGTGCCAACGAAACCGTCTCGCTGTTCGGTGCCCGGAGGAGCTGTCGGGTCGCCCAGATACATGCGCCTGTACGTTTCGCCACTCTGCGAAGACTCGTCATCGAAAGCGTCGGCGGCCTTCCATTGCATGTACAGCTCGAGCCCATAGTGGAACTCGGACGGAATGCCGCCCAGTGTCAACGTGGAAGGGTCATCGGTCGTGTTCGACAGGGCCGTGGGGCGAGGCACGTAGTAGATCGTCAGCACGTCGGCCTGTAGGGGGGCCGGATAGAGCATCAGGAGATTGGCGCCCGAAAGGGCATACATCTGCTCGGGCGACGTGGTGACAGAGAACAGCCGCAGGTTGACGAGATCGGTGCTCGACTTGCGGCTGAGACGGAAGTTCGCGCCGCTCGAAGTCGTGTAGATGTCCTCGATAGCCAGAATGCCGGAGTCCAGGTTGTAGTCGCCCTGACCCGAGGTGAGGTTCATCGTCGCCGAGGTGACGTAGACGTGCGTGCGCCGCAGCATGTCGATCACCGCGTCGTTCGCCCACGCAGTCAGACGCGGCCCATCCCCGTTGGACGGGTTGGCCGCGTCGTAGTCGAGTCCGAGAACGCCCGCTACGTCCGAGCGGAGAGTGGCGAGAGTGGACATCTAGTGGCCCGACACCTGAGTCCAGCCCACAACAACCTTCTGCGCCACGGGGGTCGCAGTTGTTCCCGTCTTCTGCGACACGTACGTCCAGCCCGCCAGGGCCTTCTGCATGACGGCAATACCGGCGGTTCCGGTCTTTTGAATGATGATGGGATCTGCTCCTGTGGTGCCGGTAGTGGTGGCCGTGAGCGAGGAGGTGGCTGAGAAGGTTGCGGAGCCAGCGGTAGAGACAAGTCCGGCGGCCAGAAGGGTCGAGGTGCTGGTTCCCACGTAAGTCGCATGAGCGATTCGTGTCCCGCTCGCGGAGAAGCTGCCCGTTGCCGACCCGGAAGCCGAGCCATGAATCGCCCTCACTCCAACGGCAGTGAGACTGCTCGTGGCTGTTTCAGAGAAGGAGCCCAGGACGGTCCTCTTGCCGGCAGCGGTGAGGCTTGCGGTGGCCGTCAAACTTGACGACCCGGTAACGACCGTTGAGCCAGTGCCGACCGTTCCCGACGCCGAGAGCGTCGAAGTGGAAGTCAGGCCAGCCGCACCGAGAATCTTCCTGGTGCCGCTTGTGGTGAATGCGGCAGACGAGCCGAGCGCAGCGAGTCCAGAAATGTTCCTGTGTCCCGCCGCAGCCAGTGTCGCAGAGGCGGAAAGGGGCGCTCGGCCAAAGGTGGACTTCTTGCCAGCGGCGGACAGCGATGCAGCGGCCGACAGGCTGGCAGAACCGGCTACTGACGACACGCTCGCCCAGGGCGCAACGGCCGTGTCGCTCGCGCTGCCAGTCTCCCAGGAGATCGACTTGGCGCCACCGTGCGAGTTGGTGTTCGTGATGACGAACCACACCTCGAGACGATCACCACTACCCCAGGTGCCCAACGCCGGATTCGTGAACGTGAACGTCTTGACCCCGGCAGTGCCGCTGGAGTCGGTCGTGCCGGTTACGGTCGCCTGGACGGCCCCACTGGAGCTGACGCGCTTCAGGACGCACTGGATTGTGGCGCCCGAAAAGCTGACGGAAACATTCAGGTGCGCGAAGAACGTGCCGGTGTTCGTGCCGCCAGTCGATGGATCTCCAGCCGGGGTCGCATATGCGGCCGTGTTGGAGGTCAGTGCTGCGAGCGAGAGCGAATCAGAGCCGGTCGCGCCGGGTTGTGTCTTTGTGAGGGTATGTACGAAGGCTGTTCCCGACGTGCTGATGTCGGAGACAGTTACATCTTCGTAGTAGGTAGTTGCCACGCTAGTTGATGGCTACCGAAACCTGCCCGGAAGTCAGCGTGAACGTGTCGCCCGCTGTGACGGCCTTGGAAGCCGTCAGGGCGCCAGACCAGAGGAAGTTACCGGCCGCGCTCGCATCCCAGAGCGAAACATGCGAATACGTTTCGGTCGTGGATACGCTCGTCCAGGTAATGTCGGCGTTCGTTACTTTCGAGTTGGATGCCGCAGCGGCGAAGGTGACGCTCTTGCGGACGTTGTTTCCCGCGACGGCCGTAGTGCCCGCCGTTCCGGGGTCTGCGGTGTGAAGCTGAACCCACACTCCCGCGACATTGAAACCGGATGCGTTCACGAGGCAGTCCAGGTACTTGTCCGATAGGTATGTGCTGATGCCTGCTATTTGAGCTGACTCCTAAAGAGCTGCTTGTCTTTACGGGACTGCTTTTCTTTCCCGCGTCGTTTGCGCTGGCCCCTCGTGCGCCAGATGGGTGATCCGTTGTGGTAGTTCGAGTCCCCGCAGCGTCTAGGCACTTCGTACCCAGCTCGGAACGATGATTCTGCTGGTCGGCTTTTCGCGCATCCTGCGCGCGCGCTCCTTCTGCTCCTCGTCCTCTGCGCGTAGCTCCTCGATGGAGCGGGAAGGGCCGATGGTCGTGTAGCCGTCGAACTGCTCCGCAAAGCGGCGAGACTGGTCATCGCGCATCGGGTAACCACAGATGCAGCGCTCGGGAAACGGCGTCTCCTGAGCTTCGCCGCACTCCATACAGGCATAGCCCGCGCGGATGCGTCCGGCGTCGTACTCCGTGTAGATGAACTCGTATTCCGCGTACTTGGTGCCGTCAGGACCGACGCCGTAGCGCTTCGTGTCTACCTCGGTTGCGACGGGCAGCGCGGGGCGCATGTCAGACAATGTGAATCACTCCTATGCCGCCCCAGGCAAGACCATCCTCGGCGCCGATGAACTCCTCGTAGCGGTGGGTCTGTTTCAGCTCGTTCCAGAGCAGATCAACACGGCAGTCGGGCAGGTGGAAGTGCTCAACGATGTCGTGAAAGACGACGATGCCGCCCTCGCGTACCAGTGGCGAATACGTCTCCCAGTCGCGCTTCACGCCCTCATAGGTATGGTCGCCGTCGATGAACAGCAGGTCGAGCTTGCGTCCGGCCAGGAAGCCCTTGACGGCCTTCAGCATCTTCTCGGCGTGCGAGTCGCCCTGGAAAAGCTGAATCCACTGGTGGTCTTTGCCATAGCCCAGGAACTTCGGCACGGCCTCTGTCGGATAGCCGCCGCCGTACGGACCTCCAGGGAGATCTACTGAGACGATCTGCGCGAACGGGTGCGCGAGCTGGCACCAGAGCCAGAGCGTGCCGCCGTGGCAGGTGCCGATCTCAAGCACGTTCCGCAAATCGCGGCCGTCGAGGAACTCGACTAGCTGCTGTAGCTCGTCCGGCTTCTGGAGCGCTCTAAGCACGATTGCCTGATCCGCTAATGCCCTCGCCTGCATCTCGCGCCGAATGGCTTCTTCAACCACTGATGGCCCAGAGGTACTCGGGAGCCCTCGCCTCTATCTCGGGACTCCAGTTGCCCCACAGGTACTTAGCCGCAGCCTGGGGCCGAATGGGGTCGTCGCCGAAGTGCGATCTGCCGCACGACTTAGAGCAATAGACCGAATCCTTGCGCTTCGACGGGGAGATGCTCTCTCCACAGTTGAGACAATCCCTATCCACGAACTGCGGCCTCCCAAAGATGAATCGACTGCTCGATCAGGCGCTCCGACATCACGTAGCCTTTCGCCTCGGCCGCCAGTTGCGGAATCTCGTCCCGATGGCGCACGACCCATTTCAGGGCGTTTAGCCAGTCACGTTCGGTCTTGCAGGTCATCGTGCGGTCGTGCCAGGGCTTGTACGGGGTGGCCGTGGAGACGATCGGCCATGCGCCGACCATCGAAGCCTCCAGGGCCTTCCAGTCGCTCTTGCCTGCCGCCCACGGCGTCTCATAGAGCGGACAGACATGCACGTCGCAGGTCGCAAGCAGGCGGCGGTACTCGGCCTGATCGTCAGTCCACGGAGCCCGTTTCACGCGGTACGGGAACTTCGCAACCTCGCCAATGCCGAAGACGTGGACTTCCACGTTCGGCTGCTCCGAGGCCCAGCGGAACGCCCTCTGGACGAGCGGAGCATCGACCATGTGCGAGTGCGACGCACCCCAGCCGATCCGCAGGATTCCGTCGTCTGGTTTCTCGTATTCGGGCCAGTCGTCAGGGTCGATCGAGTTGGGGCAGACGTAGACGTTCGGGTTCAGCTTCGAGTAGTGCTCAGCCAGGTTGTCGGTGGCGACAATGATGCCGTCCACCCACTTGCAGATTCGAGCGTGAGCCTCGCGGTTGTGGTCGTCGCTCCCAGACTCGATCTTGTCGGCCCAGTCGCCCTGCCGCAGGTCGCGGGGCAGCAGGTAGTTGTCGTCCGTCTCCATCAGGACGCGGACGCCCTGCTCCCTCATGGCGGCCATCACGATGCCGCGCGAGGTGTTGCCCGCGAACGGCCAGATGGCTGCGCCCTGCTGTCGCGGGAAGGTCGCTCCCCACTTGTCGTGCGGAACTAGGTCTTGCGGGCCGAAATCGAGCACCTGGCCCGGTAGCGCACGGGCCGGCACTTCGCAGCGCAGGTACGCCACGCCTTCACCGAGCTGGCGCCACCACGTAGCAAGCGGCTTACTTGAAGGAGTGGCTGGCGAGCAGGTTGTAATCGACGCGGCATCCGTACTTGTCATACTCGGAGCCGTCTGCTGCTTGCTCGGCATAACCCTTACCAGCCGATCCTGTGACGGTTCCGGGCCGCATCTGGTCTTCGTTTGTGGTCTTCAGCGTGTTCTTTGCCATTGTTGCTTCCTTTATGCGGCGACGAACTCACCGCTCTCGAGCTGGTTCAATGCCGTCTCGAGCTGCTCGATAACGGACGGCCTGGGCTTCTCGCGCGACTGCTCGTAAGCCAGAGCCTCGGCCACCAGGCCAAGTTCCGACGCTAGGGCCGTAATCTTGTTGTGATGCGTGTCGTCGTAGGACGGCCACGGCTTCACGGCCTTGACTTCCTCGACGGCGATGAACTCGATGCCGTAGTGGGCGCTGTTGAGAAGCAGCTTCTCGGCCGCATCCCGGTCGTCGTCGGTCAGGCTGTTCTCCGCCTGCCAGGCAACGCTGTCCCAAACGCCGATGCGGCCGTTCTCGACCGGGTTGGCGACGGTAACGCCGTCCTCTTCGAGAGGAAGGCCGGGGAAGCTGCGCCACTGCGACAGGCCGGCGTCGATGTCGGTCTGAAGCAGTCCCGACTGCGAGAACTGGATCGGGAGGGCGGAGGTGACCACATACGCCTCTGACTGCGTGGTGACGGTCCTGCCGTCAACCACGCGGGTCTCTGGCATGGCGAGGGCCTCCTTCGCGTTGCGGAGGTTCCCCGCATTGAAGTTGGCCGACTTGGAGATGAAGCGCAACGGAAGTCCTTTCGTTGATTGGAGGGAGGTGGGCCGGGCCATGCCCGTAGGCTGGGGAGCAGCCCACCTCCTGCCTCCACCCGCGAGGGTGGTCTCTAGCCGGTGATCCCGGTCCAGAGGGCGTGACACGACTCCTGGGCGAACTCGAGCGTGGCCTCAGTGAGGTACTCGCGCGAGTCGAGGTCGTCGCCGGGGTTCTGCCGCTTCAGGAGAAGCTGCGTGTCCCGGTCGCGGAGAGGTGCGTAGCGCACGTAGTCCATGTCGATCAGGAACGCCGCGCCACCGGCACCCTGGGCACCGTTGGTGGCGAAGTTGCTCCAGTACCGCTTGATGAACACAGGGATGTTGGTTCCGTACGCACCGGAGACCCAAGCATCGACGTGCACGCCCCAGCGGGACTCGTCCGGGGTGGCCCGGACCCAGTTGTCACGGAGGAACCCGGACATCGCCTTACCGACGATCGGCGCCACGAAGAACGCCTTGCTGTTCAGGTTGCCGTGCTGGAGAGCGGTCGTGACCTGACCGTCGAACGTGGACTTGTCGAGCGTGCCGACGCTCACGTTCTTGTTGGACGCGATGAACTCGTAGGCACCACCAGCGTAACCACGCTTGTTGGTCGAGTCGAAGTTGCGAGCACCCCAGAAACAGGTCTGCTCAATCGACTGCTTGTGCTCTACGAGCTTCTTCACCTGCTCCTTCATCGGGTTGCGACCGCCGTACTCCTCGATGGAGGTCTCAGTCCCGGTGAAGCTGAACGGGTCGCGGTGGATCTGCGTGTAGTTGAATCCGAGCACACGCTTCACGATCCGCGAAGTGCCGTACGACGCGCCCTGCTTGTACGCGGACGAGATCAGGTAGAGCTGATCCGACGCGCCAATCGTGGCTGCCGCAACGCCGCCAATACCACGCTCGACGGTGAGGGCGTCAGTAGCAACCGCCGTGACGTGAATCAACTCACCCGTCGAAAGATCACGAATGATGTCGTCAGCGGCGACGTACTGGCCCTGGCCGGCGGTCAGGTTGACGGTAGTAGCCGTGTTAGCGGCCGAAGCCGACACGGTAAGAAGACGCGGCCGAAGCTGGTCCTCCAACCATTCGATCTTCTCCCTCACGGCAGATCTAGTCCCCAGCTTTACAAGCAGGCTGGTGAACTGGCTGTCGTCAGGGTCGAGTTCATAGACGCGAACTCATCCCACAGGCTTTCGCCAGGGGCCGGACTCTATCTTCTAACGTTAGGAACGTTAGCCCAGCGTATTAGTCTCTGAGGATCGCACTCTCGGCTTTGGGCCGCGCTTCGGATTTTTCAACGCCCGAAGCGGGTCCTTGTGGCTTGCGGTACGCGGCTGATTGAACTCACGCGAAGCAATGACTAGCGCCACCTCGGAAGAAGAGTATGGCGATGCCTTCGGTTTTCCTGTCCGGGACATGAGGAAGTCCTGCACGAACTGCGCCGACTTCTTCTTGTCGCCGCCGAGTCGAGGCATCATCACTTCGAGTAGTCGTGTTAGCCGTCCATGCCCCCGAATGATGATTCGGTACATGCCAGCCTTCTGCAAGCTGGGCGCACGGGGGATCGTGACCGGAATGCCGTTCTCGGCGAGAACGTCTTTCAGGTGGTTGATCGCCCACTCATCCTTCATGCTGATCTGAAAAAGCGGAAAGAAGACCATGCTGTCTTTCCGGCGTTGCCAGGTGAGAAAACCAAAGTGCGCTTCCCCTTGGATGAGTCCCGCTGCCCAATCTAGCGAGAGTAGTCTTTCCTGCTGATTGCCCATTGTCATATCTTACCTGCTGTTCCAGTTAGTAGGGAGGTAAGCTTTAGGGTGTTCCAGCATTTAGCTGAGTTTTAGACGAGCCCTATGAAGACTCGTTCCGCATATCGACCACCTGCTCATCCGGCAACGGATCAGCGGTGGTGATGCTGCCTTTCAGAACTGTTGCTGCCATTACTGGTTACTCCCGAAACTGGAAGGGACATGGATGTCGGTTCCTGGTTTCGGCGTGTCCGGCTATGCCGGGGCTCGTTTAGTGGAAGGGCAGTTGCTTGCCGGGTGTCCGCTTGGCGGGCCGGTCTATTCGGCGACGAATACGCCGCGCTTGCGCTGCTCTGCTTCCTGTCGGAACGCATCTCTGAACGAGTCAGTCTGCGTCGGCGCTGCCGGCGCTTCGTGCGGCTCAGAGATCGTTGGTGCTGCCACGGTTTCCGTGGTGGTCGTGCTTTCCGGCGTCTCGCCTGTGCGAACGACCTGCGCGAGAGTGTCGCCCTGCGCGAGCGCATAGGCGGTCCCGATGGCCGCTTCTAGCCTGCCGGTGTCACCTGCCGTAGCAGCAGACTCGATGGCCTCCTGCACGGCTGGATACTTCTGGAGCGTCGCCTCTAGGGCGTCGTCGTAGTTCGAGTAGTGCGGGTTCTGCGAGCGGACGTTGGTGAGCGCGACGTTGATCGTCGCGTCCATCGGCATCTGCGCCGCCTTCGAGATGCGCTCCTCGAACTGCTGTTGCTGCTCCTGCAAACGAAGCTCGTTCGTGTAGACGGATGCCGAGTACGGGTCGATGTCTTTCCAGGTGGAAAGTGCCCGCTGTAACAGCATCGGGTTGCCCTGCTGGCGGGCATACTCTGCCGCGCCGTAAGGGTTGTCGAGAGCCTGCTGGTCGAACCAGTCAACGGTCGCCTGGTCCATGACCGGCTGCTGCTGCGTCTGGTTCTGCTGCTGGATGCCCTCACGAAGCTGGGACAGTTCATCGACCATGCGACGAAGCTCGCCAACCTCGCTCGACTGCTTGCCGAGCTGACGCTGAGCGTGCACGGCTGCGGCGATAGCCTTGTCGGGGTCGCCGCCGTACTTGGCGAGGTACGCGGCTACTGCCGGGTCCTTGCCATCCTGCGGCTCATTCTCAGCCGCCACTTCCTCGGCGACGTTCTCCGGGGCTTCCGCCTCGGGCTGTTCGGGACTTGCGAACTGGCCGAGATCGTTGCGCGGCTGATCCGCCTCTACGGTCTCAACGGGTGTCCCCTCGTCGGGGGCCGCTGGGCGAACGTCGATGCGCTCTTTGCCGAAGCCGATGTTTGCCAGCTTCTCTTCGACCGCGTTCGAGCCGCCGTGGATTTCAGCTTCGCTCACGAAGCCTCCTCACTGTTGTTTTCACTGAGCCGCTCGAGCTTCCGGGCGGCTATGACGGGGGCTTTACAGATGTCGCGTATCCCGTCAAACATGCCGAGCGCACGATCTAGCTTGCGCTGGTCAATCTCTTTGCCTTGCTGCAAGTCGGCGATGTGGCGCTTCCAGAACTTCGCCTCGATGTCGCCGAACATCTCGATCAGGTCATCCCAGGCCGCACTGTGCTGAAGGGACTCGATGCGCGCGATTTTCGCTCTGCGCTCGTGCTCCTTAGCCTCCATTCAGCGGCATCTCCTGTCCGACATTCGCGGCACCGCCGCGCTGAGCGAGCAACTGGGCTGTAGCCTGCGTACCCGACTGCTGGAACGGATCACTGGCCTGCGCCGAAGTCACTCCACCAGGGCCGGGAGGCGCCTGCGGGGACGGCTGGTTCTGTAGCTGCTGCGGCTGGGCCGAGTAGTACGACTCCTTGTCCTGCACGCCGTAGGCGTCGAGCAGGTTGTCCATGAACGCCTGCATGTTCAGCGGCTTGCCGGTGGCGGCGAAGATCGGGGCGGTCTGTGCGGCGACCTGTAGGAGCGACTGGGCCTCGCCGCGCTCCTCCTGGCGGAGTTCCGACTCGTCCATCTGGCTCACCTCGATCTGGTAGCGGCCCTGGATCATCATGCCGCTGATCTCCTCCATAGCCAGCTCGCCGTCCTTGCCGACGATGGGGACGAAGCGACTACCAGTGATCTGCTGCTGATTCAGCGCCAGCCACTGCTCGCCCGTGCGTTGAGCCGCGTACTTCGTCATCTGCTTCTTCATCGACAGTCGCTTCTGGGCCAGCGTCACAGCGATGTTCGCCTGGGTCGCCGTGTCGGTGTCAGCCAAGCCCTGCGCGGCCTGCGAGGCGCCAATCAGGTTCTGGAGGTCGTTGCGCGCGATCCCTTCGGCGTTCAGCGACAGGTCCGCGATCTGGATGTTCGGCGTCCACATCTGCACCTGCGACGGGTCGGAGACGAGGTTACGGGCGCCGGGGTAGAAGTCGAACGAGTCCGGGTCGTCAATGTCGTCACGGAGCAGGACGATCGCGTTGTTGATGAGTTGGAGGTTGTCGAGCCGCTGGTTGAGCAGCGTCCACAGGATCTCCTGCGTCTCGCGGATCAGCTCGACCTCGGAGACGCCGGCAATACGGAACATGTCCGGGGTCGTGGAGCAGACGACGAACGGGTACTGGTTCTTCAGATGCTCGAAGCGGTACGGGTTGCCCGTGTCCCTGATGACCACCTTGCGGTTGGCGATCGAGACGACGCGGCGCCCGTGGTCGATCCAGCATTCCAGAACCTCAACCTTGTCCTTCGTCCGGTCGGTCTGGAAGAGATCCTGCTCGCGCGTCTTCAGTGTGTCGCCGAGAGTCTGGTCGCCAGGAGCCTCGATCAACTGGTCGATGTTCTCGTAGATTCCCTGCCGCTCAAGCTCCTTGAGCTGGCCGATGTCGTACCAGACCCGGTGCGCAACGCGCATAGCCGAGTCGAGAGACGTGGCGGCCTGGTGCCAGATGAAGTCGCGTACGTCGATCGGCACCGAGGTAGGTCCGTCGAAGTATGTCTCCTGTCCCGACTTCTTCGACGTGACCTTGGGGACGAAGGCGAGGATCTTGCCCGAGTTGGGCGCATAGATCGGCTCTGACGTGATCTCCGTCGAGATCGCTGGGCCGACCGAGTTGCGCCAAAAGTTCTTCTGGACTGTGAGCCCGCAAATCAGATTCTGGAGCAGGAAGACGACCTGCTTCTCGCCGTAGCCGTCCACGAGCAGCTCGTCGTTCAGTAGCAGCTCGTTGGCCCGGATGCCTGTCTTCAACTGCTCGACGTTCGGCGTCTCGCCAGCGCCGACCATGCGCGGCCTTGCGCGCAGCTTCCAGGTCGGGTTCGGGTCAAGCAGACCCGCGAGCAGCGTGTCGATCGCCTGATAAACGAGCGCCGGATGCTGCTTGTTCGTCCAGCTCGCAGCATCTGAGCGACGCTCGAGGATGCCGCGCCACGACCTGTAGTTGCGCTCAATCTTGTGGCAGAGGATGTCGTGCGACTTCTCATCCTCGCTGAGGCCGCGCATGCAGTAAGCGAGGATCGGCTCAGGAGCCTCGGGCAGAGGCTCGTTCTTGACCGAAATGTCGGCCATTACGCCCCGTGCGCCCTAGCCATCAGCCTCGGGGACATCTTCCCCGCGAGTGCCTGATGCTGTTCCTTGTCGTCCTGAGCGAGGTACTTGTGCAGCGATGCCAGTGCAGACGAGAACACAGCCTTCAGGGCCGGGTCTGTTGCATGGGCGGCGAATGCGAGAAGGTGCTGGGCGGCCTGCTGCGCTACCTGGCGGTCGTTCGACTGGGAGCCGGAGTTAGCGCTAGGCGGCATCTGGGCGGGCTGGCCGCCGCCGTCTGCGGGCTGGGCGCCGGGAGCCATCGTGACGCTGGGCGGAAGCCCAGCGTGGCCCTGTGCGGCCTGGAGGATTGCGTCTAGCGGGTTCAAGCAGTCTGACTCCTATGCGACCCTCTGCCAGGGATACGACGTTTGGGGTTTTCGTTTGGAGCGACGCTCCGTGCGGCGTTTGCCGCCGATGTCGCCGTACAGCCGGTACATCTCGAGCGCGATAGCCGCAGCCAACACACGGTCATCGTGGGAACCGGCGCGGGCTCGCGGTGAGGTTCCGTGGTCGTGGTAGACGAACTCCGACATCTCGTGCAGGAGGTCGTTGGAGACGAAGGGCAGCGTCCGCTCGCGCAGGTGCCGCTCCAACTGGTTCAGGATCAGCGGGCGCGTCTTCGTGTTCGTCGGGAAGCCGAATGGCTTGGAGATCGGCTTGTCCGGGCGAGACGAGAGAACGTGCCGGTAGAGCTTCGGGTACGGCCTGCGGCCGGCAGCGCCGTCGCGCAGGGCGATGATTACGGCGTCGCCGTATCCTCCCCCGACCTCGATTGCCAGGAGAGCCGTGTTGTAGCGCCTGCCGAGGAAATGAAGGTCGCGGGCATATACATCGGCTTCCACGCGGGCGTGGTACTCACATACCAGCTCAGCGCTGGTGAGGTCAACCACGTACGCCGCTGAATAATCTGCTCCGCGTCCGGTAGCAACATCGACGCCAATCGCGTACGAATGCCCCAGGTCCGGTTTAGAGAACTCGCGTATACGGCCGTTGTCGCTCTCCTTGATTGCGACACGAGCAGGTCCAGCAGCTTCAAAGTCGTACCTCCGTAGCAGCGGCGCTATGCGCTCGCCGTAGTCGTGGAGCGCTTCCTGGTCAAAGAAAGAGCGATCGGAGAGCGCGAAAGCCTCATGTTCATCACGAGGGAACTGCTCCTGCCTCTTCCAGATCGGAAGTGACTGAACTTCAGGCTCCTCGTCGTACCATCTTTCGTCACGGTCAGGATGAAGATCAAACGGAAGGAAAACGCGGTGATAGCCAACATCCTCTGCCTGTGTCCACAGACGGTGAAACTCGTTACCGTCACCCGTTTCAGGATTGCTCCTTCCGTTCGCAGTGGAAATCAGATTGATCTTCGCGTTGCCCGCAGCAGGCTCGATAGCCGCCGGATTGAAAAGCAACTGCTCGATGTGTGCGGCCTCGTCGCCGAGCACGCGGCGAACTGAACGGCCGTGGCCTGAGCTGGCCGCAGAAGTCATCGGCACGATCTCGGAGAAGGACCCGTTGGCAAACTTCAGCACCACGCCGTCACGACCGGGGCGGTCTGCCTTGCCCTCCGCAGGCTTGTTGACAAGAATCGGGCCCGTTTTCTTGCCAGCCGGGACTTTCTCCAGCAGCCAGGGCGGCAGGCTGTTGTAGAGAATCCACCAGCGGCGCACGTTGTCCACCGCTTCGTCCTCGCGCTGCCGGAACAACAGCGAGGTCGTACCGGGCATCAGGATGGCCTCGGCCACATCGACAGCCAGGTGAATCCAGGTGTCGCCGATCTGGCGGCCCTTGAGGTGGATCGTCCGCTTGTGCTGTAGGGCGTGATCCACGACCCACCTCTGCCAGCGCCAGTTCTTGTCCCTTGCACGGAGCTTGTTGCCGTCCAGCCACACCTCGCCGGGCTCGAGCGGGGCCTTGATGTGCTCGAACGTGAAGCGGTCGCCTGTCCGCTGATCGACCGCAGACATCAGCGAGATCAGGCACGGGATGTCCTTGTCGCGGAAGACGCGGCGACGGACGATCTCGCGCTCCGCTATCTGGCGGCGCGCGGTCTGCGCGTCCACTAGTCCCCGTACAGCCGGTGGAACCAGGCGTAGTTCGTCAGGTGACGGCGCAACTGGAGGAGCCCGTACTCGACCCAGAGGTCGAAGCAGTCGAGGTCGGTGCCGATGTAGCTCAACGAGCCCCCTTGTGGCCGTAGACGTGCCGCAGAACGTGCCGCTTCTTCGGGTTCTTGTACGCGGGCAGCTTTCGCTCGTCAGTCATCTGCGCCCACTCCTCAGCGAACGGCTGCTTGGTGGCAAAAGCCCAGCGCTGCTGGGCCTTACTGACGAAGGGCATTCTCGACCGCTTCAAAGTCGCGGGCGACGCTCATCTTGAAGACCCTGACAGCCTCTTCGGCGGCCTTCCAAACGCCCCACTCGTTATTGCTTTCGAGCGGCACAGAAACAACCCACGTGCTTCCCTGTTCGCTATCCGTTTCGTCAAGGACGATGCGGACTCGGCTCATCCGCTCACGGGAGTAGAGACGTTCTTGTCGTCGCCGATCTTCAGCGTTCCCGGCATCGCCGGCAGCGCAGCAACCTCGAAGGACCCGCCGACCTGGACGGACGGTACGTTGCCCGACTGGGCGTTCGCCTTGCCGCCGTCCTTGCCATACGACAGCTCATTGATGCTCGAACTGGGCGTATACGACGCCTTCGAGCCGCTCGGCATCGGATGCGGAGCCTTCTTCGTGTACGGAGCAGTCTCCGCAGTCGTCTTACTCGCCATTCTTCCTCCCGAATAGACCCTTGAGCCACTGGATGAGGGGACCCCATCCGAAGCAAGCAGTTACCGTCATCAGTCCTCCTTGGGGTCTTCTTCGGCGAGAGCCTCTTCCAGAAGCTCGATCGCTTTGCCGTAGTTCTCGAGGAGCAGCTCGTCGTACGCCTGCTCCACCTTGTCGCGCTTACGGGCCGTCATAGCCAACCGGAGCAGTGCCGATCGTCTTGGCGTCTGCGTACGGGATCTTGGCGGGGCCGGAAATCTGAGTCACCTCTTCCGGCGTCGGGCCGGCGTTGCCGACACACGAGTCCATCGGCAGGCTGTAGTCCGGGTCGTTCATGTCCATGTTCTGGTCGCCGCTGATGGGCATCTACTTCCCCTTCTTCTTCGAGACCTTGACGCCCATCTTGGCCGCGCGAGCGTTGATCTTCTTCTTCGTCGCCGGAGAAGCGAACTTCTCCAACTGGACAGCCTTGCGAGCATGGGCCTTGTCGTTCATCGGGAACGAACGGCCAGGACCCGCAAAAGACTTCTTAGGCAGCTTCTTCCGCTGCGCCGCCGTCAGCCGTGCCATCGGTACCTCCTGCAATCGCTTCCAGTTCTTCGTCGGTCAGTTCCTCGAGCGCTCGTCCGGTCGTCTTGACCTTCGGCGCCTCCTTGCGTGTCGCAGCCTTGCCCTCGATGCGGTCCCACAATTCCTTGGCAGCGTTGAGCTTCGTCCCCCTGTCGGGAACCATCGCCTGCGTCTTCTGACGCTTGCCGCACTCCTTGCAGACGACCTCCACGTACTCCATTCGTGAGCCAGACCGCATCTGGTCAATTAGGGTTTCGCGGATCTCCGTCTTTAGCGCCTCGTCGTCGGGCAGAGCGGGCTTAGCGGCCAATGTTCATCACCTCACTGGGAAAGCATCGGGCGCGGCGTCTCGTAGCCAAAGAGCGACGCAGGGCTGTACCTGTTCGGAGTCGGGTCAGTGGAAGGGACCCGCATGAAGTCGCTCACCATGTACGCGGCCACGCAGCAGAGTAGAGCGATGAACATGACCCGTGCCATCAGTACACCGCTCCATCAGTACGTAGTCGCGCGGAAGGACCCGTGCAGCGCGGAATCCTGCGTGTATTGCGGCAGAAGGGGCCCGCAGATTTGAGACTCTAAGTCGTTCGCGTGTCACGGGGGCAGGGGCTGCTTGTCACGGTCGGGCATCGGCTTTCGAGCTGCCGGCATCGCATTGCATGCATATGACCATGGCATGCGTGCAGGAACTCCCTGCTCATGACGCATTCGAGGGGTGAACGATAGACCGCTTCGCTTCTGCCCTGGCCGTGCTGTACCTCTAATACGCGCGCGCGTGACGCGCGGTAGTGCTGCTGTTGCGGCTGAGATACGTTACGCGGCCTTTCGGCCGTACGGACTGCTTACCGCTTACCGCGCTCCATGCTCGCCGTTACGTCGCGCACCCATGCGTTCCACTGGCACGACCACGGCAGCAGCAGCGCTCGCCTCACCCTCATAGCCATACGTCCTCCCTGCGTTGCCTTAGTCCCCCTTAGGGGCTCATAGCGTGGTAGTGCCGTATTCCTGGCCGCGTATTCCCGCTTGACCAGGCCGTATTCCCGACTTTTGTAAAATCCGCTTGACGTACTCGCCTGCCTGTGTCATAGTCTCCCCAGCGAGTGAGTACACCACGACGGTAACCGAAGGTCGCAGGACGCTCACTAGTCAGAAGCCGGGACGTGCCGAACATGGTGACGCCGCTTAGCTGGCTCTAAGGCTTCCCGACATCGGACGTAAGAGACGTGGGCGGGGGTAATCGCAAGCTAGTCAGCTCTGGGGGCGTATTCACAACCCCTGGAGAGGAGTACACCATGGCCTATCGGCCTTGCGGCTGCTACGTCGGCACTAACGGCGCAGTAGTCATCCGTTGCTCGAGGCACGGCGCTAAGCAGTGGCACGAAGGCGGCAAACAGCAGCCTGTCACGCATCCGGACGAGAAGCGCGCGCAGGACATACGCACTATCGAGCTGCTCGGCGCATAGCGGGGGCGCGCAGGATGCGCGCCCAGAGCTGACTAGCTGACCCTTCTCCCTCCAGACGGGATAACGTGGCCGGTCGTATCTTGGCCGGCCGTTCCCGCGAGCGTCGGTCTAACCGGCGTTGGCGGGAGCGCATACTGCGTTCCGTTCCCTGGAGAGGAGCTGTCACTATGTCCACAGCAACAGAGCTGGACGAGCGCGACCTGGAGATTTTTAGCCAGCGCTTCCATCGTCTACAGGACAAGCACGGGCCTCGCGTTGGCGACTTCGTACGCTTCGCCGATGGTCACGAGGAGCGCATTTCGCACATCTGGCCCGATGGTGTCCAAACCTCAGAGGGCGGCTCGTTCTATCTTGGCGATGGCTACTGCTCGTTTAGTGGTGGCCTGAATACCGCCATCCCTACGGATGAACTGGAATACCGCGCAGAGCACAAGCGGGGCTCGGTCTGGTTCTTCCATCACGACCACTTCACGGCACACAACGGCGTCACGACTGACCTGGATTTCAGGGTCTATGAAGTGAACGGAGTCCGTGAGCGCATTCGCGGTCTTGGTCGTGAGTGGTGGAGTGACTACGTACCGGGCGAGACAGTCGCTCCGGTGCGCGTTCTTGGCTGACCCTGCGGCTGCGAGCTTCGCGGCCGGAGCGTCACGCTCCGTAAGTACACCCTGGAGAAGGAGCACATCATGGAAACAGACCATGCGCCACTAGGCGAGGTCGCGTTTCGTGCCGAGCCCAGAGACCTGCTCGGCTCCGCCGAAAGCATCTGTGGCTATGCCGTCAATCTACCGGCCGATATCGCGGCCGTGCTCGATGACGACGCGCGATGGTACGAGGGCTTCGCCCGGACGCTGCAAGAGATCAGGAACCAGCCGTGTTGTGGCTGAACCGACCTAGGGCATCACGCGATATCTCGCTCCAGGTCGTGGACGATGACGGCGTAGCAGTCGCCGTCGTGCTTGTCCGTACGTCTAGCGAGGAGGTGAATATCGAGCTACAGCGGATCGAGGACGATCCGCGCATCGTGTTCGTCGTTCCCTAGCTGATTCTCAGCGGCCCGTATCCGCAGCGTTAGCCACGGCTGACCGACTGCCATGCGGGCCGGTGCGAATGAGTCGCACCGTACCTGGAGAGGAGTCAATGATGGTGGACGAGGACCGCGTTCTGAATGCGCTCGACTGTCTGGAAGTCATCGCCAGAGAGGCTGGAAACTTCCTCAAGAATCCGAGCGAGACCAACCGTAACTTCCTCGAGGACGCGCTAACCAAGTACGAAAGCGGCGACGCTTACGACTTCGTGAGCGACAGTCTGTACAGAGGAAGCGAGCGAATCATCTGACTAGCCGCTGGCGCTCTAGCGAGCGCTGGCGGGTGCTCAGCCGAGCATCACAGCCCTGGAGAAGGAGAGACAATGCTCACTGAGGAGCGTCTCGCGGAAGCGAGAGAGCTGCTCGCGTGGTCAGCGTCCCTCGATGGCGAGAGGAGGCAGACCTATGAAGCGTTCCAAGCCGGAAGGCAAGTACACCGTAAGCGGCCCGTTCGAGCAGGATCATCCGGTGCCGAACGTGGGCGCAGGCATATCGTGCGCTCAGACGTTCTGCACGCGACACCGCAAGCAGGCTGAGTCGCTGACGTACTACGTCCGGTCTTTGACCGGCGACCTGCTGGCGATGGTCACGCTCAACGAGGAAGGCGTTATCGAGACGCGGGCACATAGCGGGTTAGTGCTATGAAGCGCTGGTACGACGTGGCGCTATTCGTGCTGTTCGTGCTCGGCGTCTGTCTGTACCACGTCTAGCGAGGAGTGAAGATGGATACAAAGCCGAAGGGCAAGTCAATGCAGGAGCTACGTCGTCTAGTCGCTGAGGACGAGTCGCGCCTAAACGATCTGCTCAGGGTCTGGCCTGACCTGCTGGTAGAGGAGCAAGTAGAGCTAGTGCTCATCGCTCGCTCGATGGCAGACGGAGAGAGGCTGTAGCGAGAAGGAGCGATTACCCCCGCCGTCGTCGCCTTTTCACAATGCGACGACATCGCCTCAACTCGTAGTCACGGACGCGCCGCTCGTAAGAGCGCTTTCGCCACCATGAACGCAGGCGAGCGATCATCGCTTGTCGAGCGCGAGCCAGACAGAGCCGCTGTCGCCGTCCAGTCTGACGAGCCCAGCGCCGAGCCTAAAGCGCTTGTCTCGAGCGTAGCCGGCCGCTTCAAGATGAGCGACGCGCTCGCGGAACTTCTCCTGCGCGGTCTTGACCAGGCAGTAGAGATAGACCTTCGTGTCCGCGCGTTCCGTGACCGGCGTTCCTGTCGCTTCGTAGACGCAAGCTCGCCAGCGCTTCGGGTCCTCGCGTACCGCGTCGGCTGCTTCTGCGATAGAGCGGATCACCAACCGATCCCGCGATATGGGCCAGTCTTGCCAGTCCGAAGAATCTTGAGCAACCGTTGCATATGCCTAAGTTGGGCCTTTATTTCCGTCACGCCGTACATCACGACTGCCAGCGGAATCAGAATCGGCTGCAACGAAAGCTCAAGTAGAGCGAGCGGGCGATTCCACGGACTGTCCCATGCGGGAATCGGCAGGCTTGGCATCAGTTCGGCAGCTTCGAGGGCCGAGATTGCGGCCGTCCGTACTTCTCGATGGTCGTCTCGTCCCGGTAGTCGGGAACGCCGTGGAAGCTAGAGCGGTCGTAGGCGGCACGGACAGAGCCGTGCAACATCGCCATAACAAACAGGAGATTGCCGAGCGTGGTCGGGTCGCGCTTGTCACGAACGAACGCGGCAGAGCGTGCTTGGCGGTCGTCTACGCCCATGTCTCGGTCTCCTCGTCATAGCTCGGCATCTGCTCGACGTACTTGTTGAGGCAGTAGGCAAAGATGACGCCGCTGTCTTGCGGGTCGTAGTGAAGCGGCACGCCTTCGTGCTGGCGTCGTAGCCACCACTTCGCCTTGTCGAGCGACGGTGCGCTCATGTGGACGGGATCGTCCACCGGGTCGTAGGTCAGGGCGTGTGCGACGATCATCCAAGAGCGCGGGATGCCAGGCACAAGGGCGCCAGCGAGGAACCACTCCCTCGTATCGAAGTTGCGGCTCATGACTGCGCCGCCCTCTCGTTGATCCACTCGAACAGAGCGAGCCGGATGACGTTGTTCACGCTGCGCTGATCCAGTTCCGCGATCAGCCTCAACCGCTCCAGCATGACGCTGGGCAGCCGGATAGAAATCTGCGAGTCGGAGAGCAACATCGCGCCTTGCGGTATGGGTGTGATGGGATTCGTCATATCCCAAGTGTATCACAACCGGAGTCACTTGCATGACACGTCCCGATTCCCCGGGACAGTCTGCGTGTCACGATCAGATGAGCGGCCCGAACTACTCATCGCCTTCGTCCTTCTCGAGAACGGTGACGATGCGCTGCTGGGTCGAAAACTGCGCTACTGCCTCGACGGGAATCACATAGAGTTTGCCGCCATCTCTTCGACCGTAGCCCATCTCTGGCGACACGGCGATCTCTGCCGCAGCCTCTGGGCTCGGGGCGTCGATCCAGGTCACGGAGAAGTCCACATCGTACTCGCCCGCGCCGTCAGCGACGATCATGTAGCTGTTCACGCAGCAGCCTCGTACTCGTAGAACGGCGTGCGCTCGGCATGAGCAGCGTCGATCGTGTGCATAGTCCCGGCTGATTTGTGCCGGCAGTAGAACGCGACTACGCGATCCGCCTTCTCGGCGATCAGCATGTTCCGGTACAGGCAGGCTGAGCGGTAGTCGGCAAACGTCGGATGCGGCTCGCCAAGTACACCTACGCTCGGCTGCATGTCGCCCAGATTCCACACCTCCACGCCGTAGCTGCCGCCCTCGAGCTGCTTGGGGCGGAACGACTGGACGCGGCCACCGAGCGACAGCCAAGTCTGCTCGGCCAGCTTGTCCACGCCAGCGGCGCCGCCTGAGATGAGCAGCGAGGATGGCTGCCGCAGGTAGAGGGCACGCACGAATCGCTCGACTTGCTCCAGGTCGGCGCCCTGGCGGGAGCCAATCACTGCAATCTTCTCGGTCATGCCTTCGCCATGACGCAGACTGCGGGAGTCCAGTCAATCTCCTCCGTTGCGCTGCGGCCAGCGAGTCGGTCGTACTCGTCCAGCACAGCCGTAAGAAGATTCAGCTTGGCGTTGGCGGCGTTGGCGGCGTCGGCGGCGTAGGCGGCGGCGTTGGCGGCGGCGGCGGCGGCGTTGGCGGCGTCGGCGGCGTAGGCGGCGGCGGCGGCGGCGGCGTTGGCG